GGAGTCGGTGAAGATAACAATTTTTATCATTTCTTATCTGCCTTGAATTCTATTAAAAACCCAATTGGGTGGAGAATTAAATCAGCAACGACCAGGATAGCGGCAATAGCCATCGGCCATTCCGTCGGACGGTGCTTTTGAAAGACTATAGCCAATATTAACGAGACAAAGGCGATAGCTATGCCCGACGATAAACAAATCCACCCTATTTTTTGATAAATATTCATGACTGCATAAATTTATTTCCCCATTCAAATGCCCCGGTGTAATCAGTTTGTATACCTCCCCATAAATCGCTTTTGCCGGGACGCTGGTAAGCCACCATAGGGTTAACGAGGTAGGCATTGCACCTGAAGAGCATATTCTCCGACAGCCAGTTATCATACATCTCGAAGGTATGCACAGGATAAGCTCGAACTATCTTCTCTACGATGATCCTTCTATAAGCAATCGCGTGCGTGGTCCACGCCCTGCTGACCCGAACAAACCGATCGGTCCCACTGATCTTTTGCGGCGGATTTTCCTTGATACCGAATACCCCATCGGTGATATTGGCCCCCAGGTAAAGGATATGCCAATTGTTTGGCAATTCCTTCATGGCGTTGTCGAAAAAGCTGATATTCCGGAATACCACATCATCCTCCAGCGCCAGCAATGTCTGGCCGTCCGTCTGCAGGAACTTCTTTAGCATGGCGTATTGGCTCAGGCAAAAGCTCTTGTTCGGCTGATCCGCCGGAATGGATGCAAACCGCTCTGCCTTTATATCGAAGCGCTTGAACTCAGCTTGCACCTGCTCCCATCGGTCGGGGCGGGTGTCCTGGTTCAGGCAGCAGATCTTATCGAAATATTCGTTCATTCTAGTTCTTTCTGTTCCCGGTTATATTTCATCAGCAACGCCACTTTGGTCAGCTGCTGTGTGCTTATAAATTCCTTATGGCTGAGGTATTGCATCTTCACGCTGTCGACAAGCCGGCTGAAGGTTTCGAATACAATGGCCTGCTGTGACTTTGCGGAATGTCCGATCCAATAGCAGCCGAGCTTTGCCGGGATATATACAATCATCGACTTGTCGCATTTCAGGCCAAAGGGTAGCTGCTCTTCCAGACACCGTTCTATTTGGGCGATCACCAGCGGGTCACTTCCGGCTTTCTGTGACAAAAATACTTTCACCGGGATTTTTCCTTCCGCCGTCTCATTCTCCCCCAGTCGCCGCTGGAGATATTCGTAGGGTGTTTCCTTGATCTGCTCCCCATCAGGGCCGATCAGCCCGCGAAATGCCTTCAGGCGATCTGATTTATATAGCTCATGTCCCATTACGCTTGATTTGTTTTGCGCTGTTCCCAGCGCTCTTTCACCAGTTTCTTATTCTGCCGGTGCTTGCGGTTGCCAAATAGGAAATCGCCCATCCTGCCGATGGTGCTTTTCTTCGCCTGTTCCTTCCGAACTGGTTCCACATGGTAGGGATTTTCCACCAGCGGTATTTTACCGAATTCCTGCGCTTGCTGGTGGTATAACCGGTAGGCATTCGAAGGATTGAACATGGCCCGCAGTATCTGCGTGGTAGACAAGCCAACGTCTTTGAGATAGAGGATAAGCGTTTCGGGCGAACGATTCAGGCCCGGGTATAATGGCAGGTCACCTTCTTTTACATCCCTGGCGAATTCCTTTAACCAACTCATGTAGGCGTTGGATTGGAAGGCTTCCATGAACATGCCGGGGCCTATTTTCAGCAGACAGATGGCAAGCTCTGTTTGGATATCATCGCATATTTTTACCCATTCTTCCTCATCTACGCCAATGTCGGTATAGTATCCATCATTACGCTGAGACAAAGTATTTCCTTTTGAAAAGGCAAATATTCTGTCTTCGCCACGATGCTTATAATTGCGTATGAAAATATACTGCTCCATACAAAAGAAAAAGCCGGCTGCTGATTCGTGGGTCAACCTCCGGCCTTTTTGGTTTACGTGAATAAACCGTTTGCGCCCACGAATGCAAACGGCTCGTATCAAAGATATAGATTTTATCTATGGTTTTCCGAATCTGATCAAGAGAAAAAAGGGCGGCTCTCACACCGCCCTTAAAAAACTTGTTGCTTTTGTTGAAACGCCGCCTGAAAAGGAAGCGAGTTATTATGAATATGAGGCTTTCGCCGTGTACCCTTGCGTAATTTCCCGCTAACCCTTAGCTGTAGATAAAGGCATCGGGACGAAGAATGGCCAGACCTACACGCGCTTCGATCTTCGCTGTGATCAAGTTCCGCTGAACGTTGTCGCTGTCCTGCTCGTAGAAGTTCACGGACAATCCTTCGGTTTGGATGATGGCCGCTTTGGTGAAGTCGCCGATCAGCGTCTTGCCGGTCGCCATGTTGTTTTGTGCGATCAGGGGTATGCCCACGATCATCACCGTACCGTCAGGGGCGATTTCTACACCGCCAGGAATGCTGTAGTTCTGGGGCTTGGTGCGCAGAACTGTCGACCAGTTGCGGGCCGTGGTGACGATGGCGCTGGGGTTGTAGTCGTTGGCCATCAGGTTGGCGATCCAGTCGATGTAGTTTTCGACTAGCACATTCGTTCCAGCATTCGACGTGTCACCTGTGGCGGCAGAGCACAGAGAAGGCAAGAAGATGCCGGACTCCGTACGCTTGTAGTCTTCCACCAACTCGCCGGCGATGAAGTTCTGCAGGAACGGCAGGTCCTGGGCCATCTGTTTGGCGAACCGGACAAAACCGGCCAGGTAATCCGCCGTAACGGTTACTTCGGTCAGGTCATAGTCCACCTGCTGCTTCACGGAGGCATGGGTCGTCTGCTGGGCCAGCGAACCTTCGCCCACAGGGATGTTCTGGCGGTAGAACTTCCATACGCCCGTTGCGCTGTTGATCACTGGCACCAGGTCGCGGAAGTTGATCTTCCGACGGCCACGGATGGCAGGTACCAGGTCGTAGGTAGCCACCGTATTGCCGGTCAGGTTGGCGGCAGCGGTCATGTTGCCGACGGCCTTATTTTCAATATCCAGGATCACGCTGTTTTTCTTGCTGATCTTCTGGATATCGGCAAAATGCTTTTCGAATTCGTCGGAGATGATCTCGGCGGCTTTCTTCTCTACCTGGCCACCGTCTTTGAAACGGCCGGATTTGGCCTTAAACGCCTTGACTTCGGCTTCGATCTCCTCCAGGGTTTTGCCCTTCTTGGACAATTCCTCGTTGAGTTCCTTTACCTTGTCTTCGTGATCTTTCTTGACTTCGTCCATGAGTTTCTGAAACTCGGACTTTTGGAGGTCGAGGGCTTTTTTCTGCTCGTCGAGCTCCTTGCGGGTTTCTTCGCCTTTTTTCTCGATGGTTTTCCCAATACCTTCGATGGCTTCTAAAATTTTGTCGCTCATGATCCTAATGCCATTTGAGTGTGAAGTAATTTGATGCGGGAGAGGACGGTATTGCGCATACCTTCTTCTCCTTCCAGTACTTCGTTCGGGTCGCTGGCATCCGGCTCATCGTCATGAGTGGTTGCGGTATCGAAACCGGCAACGAGTGATTGCAGGGCTTTTACTTCCTGCAATAATGTTTTTATGGTATCGTCTGACGCGGTGGTATTTCGGCAGAACTTTTCGAGCTTGTTAATACGCGTCTTCAACTCCATCATATCGAACCCATATAGGCTTTTGCTGACGGAACGGACCTTGCTAAGTGGGTTCATTCCCCAATCAGTTAATACTGAGAATTCCCGCTGGTTTACTTCCAGCAGTTCGCGTACGGTTTCGCCTTTCACGTCGATCATATTCTTTTTTTCCGTGCGGAATCCAAAAGAAGCATCGGTGATAATGCCCTCATCCATCATCTTCAGGGTATCTTCACCCAAGGTGTGGGTGCCCAAATAGGCTTTAGCAACGGCCTGGTTAGTGTCGTCGTAGAAATCGAGCGCTTTGCCAGGAGCTTGCGAGGGATCGTGATTGAGGAAGAAACGAATGTCGGATTTACGTTCAGTCCACGACTTTTTAAAGGCGCCAGGGCGGAGGATATCTTTTCCTCTGTCGATGTTGTTGTAGGTGGCGAAGGCGATATCGGCAGTGCGCTTACCTTTATCAATTCCTTTCACTTCTATCGGTGTGCTTTTATACTCCACGGCCTTTTTGCTTTTAATAGGTCGCGGCTGTCGGCTTCATATTCGGAGATAAAATTAAACTATTTTCAATTCGATAGACAGAATCTATCAAATATTTTTTCTTATTGAGCGCCTCTATTAACAGAAAGCCGATTGATGAAACTCAATCCCTGCGTAGTTTTCCGCACTAGCTTACCATTTAGGTCGCGTTTAGCGAAGAACCCTTGTGTGCATCGGCAGTTGATGGTCTGCGCAGCGGACCCATGCGGATCACCGGGGAACATAAGCCCGTTGGTATAGGGTTCGTCCAATGCTTCGCGCTCGCCATCTACGCCGGCATGTGTATGCGCCCGACGTGTGCGACTATCTTCAATGGCAATCCATTGCTTTTCCATCTCGAACTCTTCTTCATCGGCGGCAGCTGTCTGTGTAAAGTTCATGGCCCGAACTGCTTCTGTTCGCACGATCATACGGGCGCGGTATTTGGTCAGGTCACCATTTTCCAGGGCCTTCACCGTTTCGTCAACACTCCATCCATTAGCAATGGCTTTATCTAACACGGCGTTTACCTGGTCGATAGTGGTTTGTGAGATAGGAAGAACTACTTTCTCCAGCAGGAACTTTTCAAAGTAGGCCAGCACTTCGTCAATAAAATCCTGGTTGATGCCAAAGCCGGCTTTCATGGTGGGCTTATATTTACGAATGGCAAGTTCTGCCGACTTCTTATACAGGTCCCGTACGATCTCGCCTACCTGCGCATTGATCAGATCGCCGTGAATAGCGCCCTGTGCCGCGTGGATGCCGTGAATCTTTACCTTCGCGGCTGCAGCCTGGAAATACTCCTGTAATACCTTTTGAATTTTCGGGACATAGTACTTCATCATCCGGTTAAGGATGATCTGCTGACCCTGTATGTATTGCTCTTTGGTCATCCAATGGCCTGCCCGGTGATTTGATAAAAGAGATTTTTAACCATGGCGATAGATCGGCAGTTCGACAAGATGGCTTTATCACCGTAGAAAACCTCTCCATCGGACAGTCGCACATCCATGCTGCCACGGGTGAACAGGTGGCCGTCCTCGGATGCAAACCCTAATTTGGTCAGAGACTCAGCTGTAAGGCTATCGTCCTTTCGCTCACCTGGTCCCCAAGCACCTACACTAAACGGTTTGGACTCGTGCATATTTTTCTGTTATTTGGTCGTCAGATAATCCAGCCTCCGCGTCCCGCGCGATCTGCATGGTCAGGACATAGCGCTCGTATTCCTTACGCCTTAGCTCCAGCGGACAGTCGCGCTTTATCCCCCGGCTTGGATCGGCCTGCAGGTAGATCGGCACCCGGTTTTCCACTATTGTTTTGATCTGCTCCTGTGTCATTGAATGAGTTTAAGGTGTCAGCCATGGCGGCGTCGTCGATTAGCTGCAGCCCGGTTGGGACAAAGTATTTATCCATAAGCGGATCGTCACTTTCTTCTTCATTCATCATCTTTCGTCGCTCGTTTCCAGAGAACCACCAGCAGCCTTGCAGCGCCGTGGCCAGCGCGCCCATATCGTTTTGCAATTCGGGCAATAGCGAAACATCCACGTCATGGGTGTATTGCTTGGGGTCGAGACCAAAGGAGGGAAGAATTACGCGGTTCATTTCATCTCGCAGGCTGCAGGCCATTGGTAAGAGTAGCCCTGTAACGAGGTCTTTCCGCGCCTGCTGGATGTTCTCATACGTCGCATTGGCCAGGAACATCATGGGATTGATGCCGAAGAGATTGCAGATACGGATAAAGATAGCCTCCTGGCTTTTGACCAGTTCCATGTCCACCGCCGTCGCCCCCAGGTCCAGGTAGTTCCATTCGCCTTGTAGGGTGGCCACGGAGCCCTTTATGTCCCGGTTATTGATCTTTCGATTAATGACGCTCTCCAGCTGGGATTTTTGGATCGGATCGAGATTATCCAAGGTCTTATTGTACAGCACGCCCTTCGCCCCGTCGTTCTGCTGCATGGCGACTGCTGCATCCGTCGCGCTATCGTCCTGTGTAACGAGTTTATTGCCGGCATTGAGCGGCGCAAAGCCCCGCAGGTGCGTGCGGGTGATGGCATCGAAGTTGGGATTAGGCTGGCGCCAATGGATCATGTCGCTTTTCCGGATGAATACCCGCTGGCCATTGACGCGGAGATAATACCCTACCACACCCCATACATCTTCCGGGTCGGGTATGAGATCCACATATTGCGGAGGTAGGACGAACATCTCTACAGGGCGGATCATATCGGCTACCTTATCCGGCAGCCCTTCAATATCGCCCCGGTTGAGCCAGATGAAGGACTCGCCGCAGATCATGTAGAACACACAATTCAAAGCATAAAAGAAATCCTGCCCCATCGCTTCATTTGGCCGGGCCAGCAGTTCCGCAAAGTCATTATCTACGACTTGCTCATCATAGGCCTTCTTCTCCAGGTCGGTCCATTGTTTCAACGGGAATTTCCCCTGGCGCAAGAGCGCCTTCATCTGCCGTTCGGATTTTCTATCCTGTATCTTGTAGACGTACCTGGGAAGGGAGCCAAATTTGCGTGAGGCCATGGCGACGATCGTAAATACGGTCCCGTTGGCCGAATACCCTTTCTGCACGAAGTTCAGCAGGTTGACATCCGGATAGACCGCCGGGCCGCCGTAAATGACCGGCTGTATCTTACCCTGAGCATCGGTCATCATAGCCGGACCGAACAGGCGGTTCGCAAAACCCTGTCCAAATATTTTATTCGTGAATCCGCGTAGTGCCGAATTTTGTGCCAGCTTTAAAAGGGCCATGTGGTAGGCATAACTGTGATTGAATGGGAAATTAGCTGGTACTCGGAGAGAGCTTTACATATTCACAGTCACGATAAAAGTACAACTTATTTTAAAATGCGACCCATGTTGCTTTGGGGATCAGCTCGAAAAGTTCGCGCATCATGACCATATCCATCAAGTCGGGCGATTGTCCATCCAGGATCACCTTCATTTCGTCTTTCGGGATAATACGCAATTTGCCGTCGAGATCGGGCTTACCGCGCTTGATGGCACGGCGTTCATGAATCAACCGCTGGCGGACGGTCATCTTATCGTTGTACATCATGTTGGCCACGTCTGGACTAACTTTATATCCGCCGGCGGCCACGCGAGCTCCAGAACGATAATAACATTGAGCTTTCAGGTGCTCGTAGTTTTCGGGCTTGGGATTACCCTTCTCA